GGCAGCTAGAAATTCATCGTTGCTATCCATGACGTTGCTTACTAGTTCATCAGCCATAATTTATCATCCTTAATTTATCTATTTTTCCTTATCTGTGTCAACAGCTTTTAATCTTGAGTCCATTTCATCCCTGAACTTCTCAAATTCAGTTTTTAACATGCCTCTCAAGACTTTCTGTTGAGCTTCCGTTTCAAGAACATCCTTTCTAATCTCACTATCTGCTGTCATTACTTTTTGCTTAATTCCAGCCTGGACCAGTTGTCGTTCAAGTGTTTCTATAGTTCCTTCTTTGTCTTTTAAATCTTCTGTCATCCCTTCAACTTGACCCTGAAGCTGAGCATATAGAGACTTGCGTTCTATAATCTTCTCCTTCCCCCTAATATCAGTCTCAGCTAACATAGCTATATCATCAATAAGACCAGCCTGGAACCATTTAAAATATTCTTCAATAAGTGCCCATCTATTAAGTGGTAATGTTGCCCCAGCTATCACACGAACATCAAAACGTGCACTTGCATAATCTTTAAATTTCCCAATAGCATTACCATAATCATTATAAATCGGTATATTAATCCTCACTTCTTTCTCCTGGTCATCACCAGCCTGCGGTTGGACTATTCTAAAAACCTTATCAGCCGTATAGTGTGACTGAGCTACTTCCTTAAATACTGTGCCTAAATGTTCAAGAGCTGGCTCCACAGTATTATTCATCCATGCTTTTAATCTACGAGTACCAAACTCGTCATTAGCGAGTAGTCCTCTATAAGTCTCTGACTGTTCACTGGTAAAACCCATCATAGCGGAGGGCACACCAGATATATACTCAGCATCAGTTTTACCTTCCTGAGTAATAGTATAAAAGGCATTATTGATTGGAGCTGGAAGAACAGGTTGAGGGGCTGCGAATCCCTGCCTATACTTTAACAAAGCTCCAGGTGCTGTGGCGTACTGTTCCCATTCTTCCTCATCAACACTGCCCTCTTCATAAAGCCATCTCATATTAGAGGATAGATTAGCATTATGAATCATTATCTGATGCGCCTTATTTATTTCTCTTTGTTTACCTACAAGTGGCATAACAGCTGACATGGGATAAGGAACCCCAGTATATAAATATGGAATAGGTACTATAGGATAATTCTCAAACGGCATTTCATACTCATATAAGAATTGGTCACTAACAGTACATGTCAACTTAATATGGGTTTTGTAAAACTGAATATGATCTACAATATTTTTCTTCATCTCAGGATTTTCTTGCATAAGCTTAAATTCACTTTCAGGGACTACAACCTGTTCCACCTGAGATTTCTCTTCCTGAGCCTGGCTCATCAAAATCTGTTGATTTTGCTCAATAGCCTCCTTCATTCCCTTTTCAGCTTTTTCTAATTCTAATTCCGCCCTTTCCTGTATAATCTCTTCAGCTTCTAGTTGCTCTTCTATCTTTCGCTGAGCTTCAGCAAACATAACAATCTGTTCATCCTGAAATTCCTGTTGTTCCACTTGTACTCTCTGGTCTATTGCAGCGGTTTGCGCAGGCTCAAGAGGGACCATCATAAAAACTGTTACGAAAGAAACCTTTATTCTTTCATAACACTCATAATAATCAAGAAGATCATCATCTTCTCCCTCAAGAGTAACACCAAGAGTAATATCTTCTGGAAGGATATTCTGAGAATCAGACCTGGCAGCCATAGAATATTGGGAAACCTGACCTATACTACTTGCAGCTTTTATCTTACGCTCCATATCAGGCATCATCTTCATCAACTGTGTTCTTGCAAGAAGTTTTTTCACTATGACATAAGATGCGTCTCTAAATAGAAAATCCCTGGAAGCAGGATCAACATATACATCATATGGATCAACACGGGAAAAAGTAACTTCTCCCATTCCCATATCAGCATTTCTATCTATATCTACAAGAAAATAACCAATGCCCTTAGTAAGAGCATCAAGAGATACCTGACCATATAAAGATTTGCCATTAGAGAGATACCAACAATAGTCAGCAATATCTGAGTGAACCTGAGCCACATCTACATCTGATCCCTCAGCACCAACAGCCTTCCATTTAGGATTATTAGCCGTTACAAAGTAACGCATTATTTCTATGATTGGAAGAATCCTATTAATAGTAAATGTAGGCATTCCAGCTTCTTCAATATCAGTCCTCTCAGTTGATGTTAACTGTTCACCTAAATAAAAGTCATATCCTTCTTGACTAAGGCCCTGCCATCTTTGTCTATGAAGATTATTAGTCTTCTCCCAAAGAGTCTTAATCGTTTCAGCTCTTTCTTTATTTGATTTTCTACCTGGTTTTGCCATTATTCTCTTATCTCAAAGTGTGGAAGGTCATCGAATTTATTATCCTTCACTTGCGTATCTCTGTCCCAGTCACCGCCCCAACGTATCTTCAATCCCATTTGCGACGCGATGCCCAGAACAAAACCACCAAAGTAATGAAACCTATCACGGTCGCTCCAGTCGATAGGGTAAGGAGCCACATCCACGGCTTTTGAAGGACTAGCATTATGATTACCATCAGGATAACGAAGCTTACTTCGTCCCTCGTCAAACGCTTTATTCTGATCTGCCTTACCTCTATGACCTTGGATTACAGAACAATCAAAGTGTTTTACTACTTCTTTAAAAAGGTCTTGTAACCTATCATCGCATGTTGCAAGCCTCTTTTTAGATCGAGACCCAAATCTAGGCATTACTTCTTTTTACAACTATAAGTACGACCGTCCCAAGTAAAACTCTTTGCTCCACCAGCGCATCCAGCTTTAAAAGCTGATCTAAAACTCTTAGCTGCTTTGGTTTTCTTGCCATACTTCACATAATCAGGTCCTTTCTTAGTAGTCACACGTTTTACCGCTCCTCTACGAACCTGAGTATCTGCAGTTGCTCCAATAGCCTTAGCTCTTCCCTTTTTCGTACTAATGAGACCAGTGCCCTTAGCTCTTTTACCAGCTTGTGCTCTTTTGTCTCTCGCAATTGCTTTTTTGCCAGTCTTCTTGAGTTTTCTTTGCCGTCTTCGCTCTTTACTTTCAGCGTCAAACGGGTTCAGCTTCTCCGCAACTCTAGAAGCAGTGCCCTTAGCCTTAGCAGCAACTGCCTTTGTCTTTGAAAAGGCTGGTTTCTTTTTCTTTTTCATTGGTCCTGTTCCACTTGCCATTTTACTATTCTCCTGTTATGTTGTTAATATATCTCATTTATTATTTATTTCTCTCTAATGCTTTCCTCTCTTTTTCCACTGCGGCTTTTTGGTCAGAACGCGTTAGCCTGTAATCATTTCTTGCCTGCCGAGAAGCATCATAATTTTTCTGAGCCACAGAAGGTGTGTAACTCTCATTAATAATCCTTGCTTGCTCTGGTCTTACATTTACACCCTGAGCAGCTTTCGTTCTTTGAGCAACTTTCCCACCAGCTTCTGCTATTTTGTGTGTCTGAAATACGGGGGGAGTGACTTTGGTCATACTTTGCACTAAATCTTGAACGGCACTCATACCACCCTTATCATATCTTTGCATCATAGCTATAAAAGAAGGATAAGGTTTAGTCATATCATAACCAGTTGCTTCAATCTGGTCTATCATTTTATTATAGAATTTCCTTTTATCTATAAGCTCACGACCTACCTTTGATAACTTTTTTGCTTTAGCAAGACCAGCGCCAACTCCCACAATAGGAACAGCAGCAAGTAATGACCACAAAGAGTCTTTAACTCTACCCTCACTAGCATATAATGCAGAATCAATTAAATCAGCAACTACTCCACTTGGTCCAGGAACCATACCAGCTGCTAGTAAGCTAGTATGAAGTCCTTCAGACAAATTCTTAGGAATTACAGCCATTTATGCAACCACCCAAGGCTTAGCCTTTCGCGTTGGTTTGTACCATTCCTTCTTATTATCCTTTGATCTCTTATAATTAGGAGGAAATGCATGAACATTCGCATAATATAAACTTTCGATTGTATCATCATGGGCCATTCTTGGACCAAATGTAAGAATTTCATGCTGTAAATCAAAGTGATTGTCCCTTAAATGCACTGTTCCCATGCTGAATCTACCGCTTAATCCACTAAAAATACGATTTCTTTTGTGAGTTCCGCCTGGTTTTTCAGGTATAACGGCTATATCGAAGCGATTTAATCGCCTTCTTTCATCATTTAATGACTGAAAGATAGACCTGTTCATCGCCACATCCTCTACAGTAGACGATGTACAGTGATATTTGTTGTATAATTTGATTATTATGTCTACAACACCCTCTTTTCCTATCAAACCACCATCTGGATTCTTTGACCCAACGGTTGGGATACTTCGATGCCTTTCATATTCGAGAACGTATAATCCATTATCTGAATCCACACCCACAACCATAATGACACTAAAATCAGATTCTTTAGTATCAATGTCAGTAGCAGGGTCACACCCGATAAACGTATTGATAGGTCGCTCTTCTTTGTCTTGTACGATATAGTTAACCCCATCACGGTGTTGGTAGTATCCTTCCCACTTTTTGATGTTTTCCCTCTTCCACATAGCATCTTCTTCACTCATCACCTCCATCATATATTCTTGATAGAACTTTGACGGCTGGCCAGAGTCCCGATAAAACCTTTTCTTCTCTTCTAATTTCTTTTTCCCGAAGAAAGAAGGCCATAAAGTCCCCCCATCTTCGAGAAAAGCCTTATATGTAATAACTTTCCAAGCGAATTTTCGACCCGCCTTTGTCGCCTTTTCATAATTTCCGAGAAGGTTATTAATAAAACTGTCAAAGTGTACAGGAGTACCGTTAACACGGAGCCTACCAGTATGAGGCTCCAGAGCAGGGTGTACAACGGCAGTAACAAGATTCGCATTTTTAGCCCTCGCTTCAGGAGTTATTGTATTCGCTTCATGCTCGAAATCATCGAGCACGATAAGATCGTATCGCTTGTGGAGCTTTGCTCCACCGCGGATACCAGCGACATTGCTTTTAGAAATTAGTTTACACCCATTTCTCGTCTCAATGTCTTCCTCTGTCCATTTAGAACCTTTCATAGGCCCAAAGTAATATTTAAGTCTATCATTATACTCAAAGTGGTACCTAACATAATCCATGTTACCAACAGAGAGTTTCTGGGTAGCGGATACCCAAGCATAGAATCTCAACTCATCGGCAAAGCAAAAGTCTTTTAAGATGGAAGCCTTAGTAAGAACAGTCTTACCATGACCACGGGGAACTATAACGGCAAGTTGTTTACATTCCTTGTCATCTATGGAGTCTGCAATCTCGTAGTGAAAGGGAGGTGTCTCAGACCTCTTAAAATCATCAGGAAGAAATAACTTACCAAAAGCAATCAGGTCACTTTTCGCTAGTTCGAGTATCCCCTCCGCTTCCGTCACGTTCTGGCTGTTCACGTTCATACTTTTTTGTCAAGTACTCCTCAAACTCTTTTGAATGTCCCATGTACTCAATATACTCTCTGAGTTCTTGCTGTTGAATGAGTAATATACTGTACAACCTGTCCATTCTAATTCGTAATGCTTTAATCGCTCTGATAACATCATGCTTGGATATTGTTTTCTTCTGCTTCATGGCCTACTAGCTCCGGTATTTCCATATGTTCTATGATAGTTTTAATCCACATATACTTCACTACATCTTCACTATTGCCCTGTATTATCCCTACTATACTTATCTCTTCTGCGATTCTCTTTAATTCAGATATAGACTCACCAAGATTAAGACCTGACGGATCATACCTCTCAGATTCAATCTTCTTTAGTTGGTCCAACAATTTATATCATCCTTATCAAATTCAATGGTTACCCAACCTGTTCTCACAACTGGGTAAATCGCATATCTCGCATATTCTGCATATCTTAAAAAACTTCCTCCTCTAATGTACCACCGTCTGTGCAACGATTCCTCATTGTCTACAATCTTGATTGAATCAATAGGCTTGGCATAGAGTTGGTGGTTATGACCTAAGAAGAATACATCTCCCTTGCTATACACAGCAGCCAGCTTGTCAAGCTCTAAATCACCATTCTTAGCTCCACTATGACCATGACCAGTCACAAGATTCCAACTACTTCCCTTAACGGTAATGACTGAATATCCTGGTAACTTGAAATATGGGACACATAACTCTCTGGCTATAATCATGCTCACATCATAGTCAAGCATCCTAATACTCCTAAGATAGTCGTGGTTACCTCCTCTTATGAATAGACACTTGTCAATGATTGGCTTTATAATATCAAGAAATGCGAGATGCTGTTCATCAGGCCTGATATACTGGCCACGCTGACTGATCTTGTAATGAGGTGGGATACACTCTATTATATCACCATTACCAAACCACATAGCATTAGGATCATCATATATAACCTGAACAGCTTCTTGAAACTTCTTCAGGTCAAATTCATTGGCACCAACATGCATATCTGTTAGACCATGAATACGGACTACTTCATCGGTTTCATATGTAACTATTTGGCCAGCATGAATAGTCTCTTCTTTCTCAGCAATGAAATCAACTATCGGGATTGTGAATTTTCTATTACATCCCTGACATTCATATACCTGAACATCATGCTTAGTACTGTTCTTCCTCTTACCATCTTTATGTACTCTCAGACTAGAGCACCTCGGACATATCACCATTTTCTACCTCCAACTTTGGTCTCGTAGCTTCTTCCAACTCATTAGGAGAGAACTCCTGCACCATTCCATAAATACCCATCTCCAGATTCCGCGTCTGAATACCTCCAACAGTTCCAATAGCTTTTCCAAGCTCCTTAGTACTCTGAAGAACTATGTTCTCATCATCACTGTTCTCTACCAAACACTTAAAACTTCTCAAAATGTATTCGTGGTCAACACCAAGAGACTTCGCTACATCAAGAACAGACTTCTCGACTTCTTTCATTACACGCTCCTGTTTAAGTAATACTATTCCCTTTTGTTTCGCTCTCTCATCAGGGATGTTACCAAACGCATCTTTATAAGCACTGACGACTCCCTTACCAATAGCCACACTCGTGGCAAACATCTTCTCCTTCTTTGTTACTTTTTTGCGGGTCTTAACAGCTCGATTAGGATTCTTATGTTTTCCACTAAAGGTGTAACGATTTTTATGCTTACCAAAATCAGTATCCATAAAAGACCTATCACGATTAAGAAAAGTTCCAACAACAGTCCTAACCCAACCTTTAGCATATCTGTAATTCTTCCTGTCGTTGGGATGTTTAAAATCTCTCTTAACCCTGAGTAACTGAATAATTCGTCCGTCATCGCTTAACACCCAATCTCCTTCCTCACCCTTTCTCCAATTATCTAAAACTCTGGGAGTCTCTCCATTAAGATGTTCCCCCATCTCATCAACACTATCAAAAACGTAATGTCGAGTCCCCTTAATTGACCTGTAATCCATCTATCTCCGATATATGTTTAATCTGATTCACAAGATTATCTATTAGTAAATACACAGGTACAGGTATCTCATATATCACATTGTCTATCTCTATTGGCAAAATATCACCTGGGTCTAACCCACGCAAAATTTCTCCCATTTCACCAGGAGAAAGACCACTTAATGGATTATCTACGGGCATGTTTCTCTATTTCCTTAA